TCAGTAGTAACCAGAGAATTTAAACCAGAATACTATAACAATGTCACACTTCAGCACAATCAAAACCAAGATCAAACACAAGCCACAACTGATTGAAGCACTAGAACTGCTACAATATAACGTAGAGGTTGATGTTAAGTTAGAGAATCCTTTTGACCACGAGCACGGACTATGGAAAGTTGATGTTGCTGTTGGTGATGACATTGGATTCAGACGTAACAAGGAAGGTGTTTACGAACTCGTTACAGATCTTCAAACTTGGAAACAACCTATTCCACCAGAAAGATTCATTGATAAGGTAACTCAGCAGTATGCTCGGATGACTGTTCACAACACAGTTAAAGAAGATGGATGGCAGGTTGCTGAAGAGTGGGAAATGGATGATAATAGTATAGAAGTTACGGTTACACGGTGGGTTTAACATATAAAATTAATATAAAGTCTCATATATAATATACGTAGCCTTTATGTGCAAGGGTTACATCAACCCCAATGGATTGGGATCTGGAGAATGAAAATCAACGACTACAAGATATGATTATTGTTTACGAAGAACATATCGAAGTACTAGAGAAACAGAACAAGAACCTCAAAGATGAGGTTCTCTTTCTAAAACAGCAGCTTGAATATAAAACTATGGGTCTCCCAGAAGGAGATATAAATACTGAGGAATAAAATGAAGATTTTAGGATGGAAACCACCGCAAAGACCGCAGTGGGTGAAGGAGATTATGAGAACCCCTGGACCTATAAAGGTACAACTTTTACTACTAACGACATTGACTCTTTCGTCGGTTTTGTCTACAGGATTACTAATCTACAAACTGGCAAGCAATACATCGGAAGAAAATACTTCTATCAGTCCCGTAAACCTAGAGGTGGTAAGAGAAGGGTTACGTCTGAGAGTGCATGGAAAAAATACTATGGAAGCTCTGACGAACTTAAAGCAGATAGAAAGTTACTTGGGAACGACCTATTCAAGAGAGAAATCATCAGTCTCCACACCACCAAAGGCAGAACAAACTATGCCGAAACTAGAGCACTCTTTATAAATGATGTGCTGACTGAAGCATTAGAAGACGGTACGCCAGCATATTATAATAGTAACATCTTAGGACGTTACTACAGGAAAGATTATTTTAAGGAAAAATGACAGGTGTTAAATGCCTTGCTTGTGGCAAGGAGATGGTAGTTCAATCTGATAAATTTGTTTGTTGTGGTTGTCCTAACATGACATCACTGCATGGAGATACTGTGTCTGCAAATGACATGTCTAAAGTAGAACTGTTACAATTTAATAAGAATGTTAAGAATTCATCACTTTTCTCCAGTGATGAGTTAAAATACCAAGAGGATAGACGCAAACGCAAAGTCCGTAAAATGACCTTTGAGGAGAGATGATTAACCTAGAAGAAAAATTTGGATCTTACATCAATAGTAGCAAGGGGTTTCGTATTGATGGAGTTACGGAATCAGTCACAGGATATGGATACCATTGTGATGGTTCGGACATAGTAGGGTACTGGGTTAACACAACAAACTATAAACTGTTCTATAATATGAACGAACAGTTCTTAAAAATGGAACCTTTGAGAAATTTATAAAATGAAAATATTTTTAGACACCGCAGAGGTGGATCAAATTATTGATGGGTATAAGACTGGTCTGGTTGATGGTGTTACCACTAACCCTACTCTCATACTCAGGTCAGGAAGGCAACAGAGTGATGTGATAGAAGAGATCTATCAAGCATGTCCTAACCTTGAGTCTATATCTGCTGAAGTAGTTGCTGAGACTGCTGATGAGATGGTAGAACAAGCACAACCTTTCATTGATCTTAGTAGTAATGTTACTATTAAAGTACCATGTACACGTGAAGGATTGAAAGCATGTTATGAATTGAGTAATGATGATGTTCTTACTAATGTAACTCTAGTCTTCTCTGTATCACAGGCAATTCTTGCTGCAAAGGCAGGTGCATCATATGTTTCACCATTCGTAGGAAGAGTGGATGATAATTCATTTGGTGGTCTGTGTCTTGTAAAAGATATCGCTAATACATATAAGATGCACGGCGTAGAGACACAAATTCTTGCTGCTTCAATTAGAAATGTAAGAGATGTAGGTAGAGCATTTGAGTATGGTGCTAACGTATGTACTTTACCTGTGAAAGTGTTTGATAAAATGTATGACCATGTATTAACTGATGCTGGTCTAGCTCAATTTGATAAAGATTACGCTGCTGCTTGTAAATTCTAATACAAGTCTATGATCTTTACAATCTATTCTAAACCTGGCTGTCCTTTCTGTGAAAAGTTTAAGGCAGTTTGTGAACTAGAAGAACTAGAGCACGTTGTGTATGAGTTGGATAAAAACTTTACTAAACAACAATTCTATGATGAGTTTGGTGAAGGTGCAACTTATCCACAGGTCGTGTTAGACATTAGTGGTGAGAGACTACTACTCGGTGGTTGTCAGGAATCATTAAAGTATATGCAGAAAGAGAATATATGTTGTGTGGTATAAAGCTATGATTGAAATAGATGAATCAGAATTTCAGAAAGATGTTGACAAATGGCAACAGAAAGCTGAAGATGGTGAAGTGGTATTGATAAAAAAACCAAATGGTGCTACAATATTGATGGTCCCACAAGATCCAGCAGACCTGACTGGTCTGTGTGACATATAAACCTACAGGAGATACACTATGGCAGACGTTAGAACACACTTGCTTAGAGCAAAGGAAGAAGTTAGACTAGGTTTGATTGGTGCGTTAGAAGAACAGCATGCTGATTTGGTTCCACAACTAGCAGCGATGTATGCTGACCTAACTGATAAGTTGAAGGTAGTACATGCAGATTTTGGTAGTGATGATGTAGTAGAGTTTGGTGGTCATCTATATGATGTTCCTACCCATTATAATTTTAATCTTGAGAGTAACGTTGATTTGAATACAGGTCTATTCAAAGATGAGAATGTTACTTTCATTGATACATCTCTAGATGGTGTTGACATTAAAATTGATACATCAAATCATCCTGACAATGTAGTTACGTTTGGTGTTAATGATAATGAAAATACCAACTGACGGATACGAAAGTTCATACCCTCTTCCTGACAACTGTATGTTCATGATGCCTTACTTTAGGTATCATGTGGAAGAATGGCAAGATCGGAAGGAAGAAATTCTTTCCGATCTTTCTACGTTTCATGACGAAGTAATCCTCAAAGATCCTACTGAGATTAATGACACATGTCATACCAGTTACTATGAGGATACAGACTACTCAGAATTTAAACCATTCATTGATCTACTTGGTCCTTATATACAACGACTAAGTACTGAAGCAATGGGTAAAGGTTTCTATAGGAAACCTATTGATAATATTACTAGGATCTGGTTCCAAGTACAGGAACAAGGTGAGTTCCATTCGCTTCACAATCACGGAGCTAATGGATGGTCTGCTGTATTCTATGCAGATTATGATGAAGAAGTACACGAAGCAACGAAGTTTTATTCATCTATGTTCACATGTAATGGAGAGATCATGCACTTCCAACCAGGAGTGAAAGAAGGTGACATAATTATCTTTCCGTCACAGGTGTTTCATGAGTCACCAGTTAACAGAAGCGAGAAGTCTAGGACTATCATATCGTTGAACATGACATGACCTAAATACTTCTAGCTTAGAAAAAGTGTCTTCAGGACTAGAAGTATGTCAAAACTCTTAGCGAATCAAATCGCCAATTACAATGATAACGGACCTGTAGAAGCGAAAGAAGGTCTGAACCTTCCTACAGGTAAACCGTTACAGTTAAATGGTATCGTTGGTAGTGCAGGTCAGTACCTGACTACTGATGGTACGTCATTGCAATGGACAACACTTCCTACTATTCCTGCTGCACAGGTACAAGTTGATTGGGATGAGGTTGTTTCTAGTGAAGTAGATTATATTAAAAACAAACCAGCACTGTCGGCAGTTGCACTGAGTGGTAACTACACAGATCTGATTAACAAACCAAGCATACCTCCTGCTCAACAACAAGCAGACTGGAATGTAGGTACACCAAATGATGTTGCATATATTAAAAACAAACCATCATTAGCACCTGTTGCTACTACTGGTGCGTACACAGATTTAATAGGAAAACCTAGCATACCTACAGCACTTGGTGACTTCGGTGTTGGTGCTCAGGATATTAACTTTGGTTCATATAAAATTACATACTCTAATGTGTATGCTACATTGACTGACCTACAGGCAGTTAGTGCTAGTACATATCATGGTATGTTTGCTCATGTTCACTCTACTGGTAGTGGATACTTTGCACATAATAATGCTTGGGTTGAACTATTAGATGTAAATAAATCTATCTCTGCTCTGTCTGATGTATACACTACTGGTGTTACAGATGGTCAGGTATTGAAGTGGGATGCTGGAAATGCAAGATGGTCTCCTGCTGATGATGATAACTCTGGAGGAGGAGGTGGAGGCGGTGGTGCTTCTGTTACCGTAGCAGACAGTGCTCCTAGTACACCTAGTAATGGTGACCTATGGTGGAAATCTGATGAAGGTAGGTTGAAGGTTAGGTTTGAGGATGGTACTAGTAACCAGTGGGTTGATGCTAACCCACCTCTAGCACAACTAGATCTAACTTCATTTGGTGGTCACATTCTACCTGCTGGTAATGATACACAGGATATAGGAAGTGCTTCTAAGAAGATCAGGGATCTATATCTAGGTTCAAACTCTTTGCATCTTGGTTCTATTGATATCAGTGAGAGCAGTGGTTCTGTTGTTCTACCAGCAATTGAAATGACTGGTCATATGATACCTGATACTAATGCAGCATATGATTTAGGTAACGCAGAGTATAAGATTAGACATCTATTCTTATCTGATAATACTCTTTATTATGAAGGAGATTTTCTTAAGGTTGCACAGCACAACTCAGGTGGGTCTGCTCAAACAGCAAGTTATCTCATACCTCTTTCTAAGTTGAAGGATGCACTGAATGCTTCTGCTGATTATGAAGCATTTAAAACAGCTATACTAGCAATCACCGACGCATAGGAATAAACAATGGCAATTAATTTTCCAGATAGTCCCAATAATAACGACTTACATACAGTAGGTGGTGTTACATGGAAGTGGGATGGAACCACTTGGTTAGCACAAGGTGGAACACAAACTTATAGTTTACCTACAGCGTCTTCAACACAGTTGGGTGGTGTTAAAGTAGGTAATAATCTCTCCATTGATGGATCAGGTGTACTTTCTGCTAGTGGTGGATCTTCTTATACTAATAGTGATGTTGATACTCATTTGAATACTTCATCTGCTGGTACTGGTCAAATTCTTAGTTGGAATGGATCTGATTATGACTGGGTTGCTGATCAAACTGGTGGTGGAGGAGGTGGTGGAACCATTTCTGATGGTGACAAGGGTGATGTAGTTGTATCAAACACTGGTACAACTTGGTTACTTGATGCTTCAGGTGTTACTGCTGGATCCTATGACAATGCAACTATCACAGTAGATGCAAAGGGTAGAGTTACATCTGCTAGTTCTGGATCTGGATTGAATCAAAGAACAACTGACTCAGTAACATTTAATTCTCTTGCTGATGGTGCTTCTGTTACTGGTACTCTTGATTTAGGTAAGTCATATAATTTATTGAAAGTTGAAACTAGTCATGCTGCATGGGTGACAATGTATATTGATGCTGCATCTAGAACCAATGATCAGAACAGAAACATTGAGACTGACCCTCTACCAGGTGCAGGTATAATCGCTGAGATTGTTACGACTGGAGATACTATACAAAACATAACGCCAGGCGTTGTGGGTTGGAATAATGATGGAAGCACCTTTTGTTATTTGAAAGTTGTTAACAACAGTGGTAACACAGCAAACTTAACAATAACTGCTACTTTTGTAGTTACAGAGAAGTAATATGGCTACTGATAAGATTTACATAGTCACTCTTCGTAAGCATGAGGACTTAGAAGGATTCTATGCAGACATGGCATCCGATGGATATAAATTGAGTGCGAAAAGACCCATCAGTAGAAACACACACTATTATATGGAAGAGGAGGATGCTGTAGAGATTCGAAAGGACTCTAGAGTTATTGCATGTGAAAGGCATCCAGAACAATTAGGAATATTCCCTAAACCATTTGGTCAGATTAATTTTGAACCTTATGGAGTCTCAGGAGATTTTAGAAGAGGAAGTTCAGGTCATCAACCTAATGATAAAGACTGGGGTAAGTTATCTACAGCAGGTACTGATGTACAAAGAAGAAAGAGTTTAGTCTCTGGACAAGGTTGGGGAGGTGGTGGTGCTACACAAATAGTTACTGATAACTATGAGATGTTTAACAACGGTAGACATGTTGATGTAGTTATTGTTGATCAACCAGTGTCAAGAGACTGTGCAGAATGGAACAGTCCTAATACTGGAATGAGTAGGTTTGTTCAGTATGAATGGTACAACGAATTAAATACCTACGTTAGTAGTATAGATGATGATGGTCAGACTATACCAACTGGTAGTTATCTTCCAAACTATCCATTAAATATGGATAACTTGTCTTCTCATGGTACTCATGTAGCAGGTACTGTTGCTGGTCAGTGGTATGGATGGGCTACAGAAGCAAACATTTATAGTATGGGTATCCTTACTGGAGGCGGTGGTGCTACCTTTGCAGGTCCAAGTACATTCTTATGCTTTGATTATCTAAGAGCATTCCATAGATATAAAGCAGTCAATCCAGAGACAGGTCATCGCAATCCAACTGTTACTAATCATAGTTGGGGTTATTCTTATGACATGTATGATAATGGGTATGACTTACCATTAGAACCATCAGATTACCAAGAAGTTTATTGGAATGGTACAACATACAATTCTGGAAATCCTAATCCATCTGGTTGGAACATGTCAGGGTTAAATGCAGACTTTGGTATGGGTGAGTATGAGTATTCATGGGCTCTGCACTATGCTTCTGTTAATGCAGACGTTGAAGATTGTATTCAAGATGGTGTTGTAGTTATTACTGCTTCTGGTAACTCTAATTGTTATCATCCTAATCGTCAGGATGATTTATGGAATAATTATTTGAGGTTGAGTAATGGTACGTACATCTATGCATGGAGAGGATCATCTCCTGCTAGTTTGACTGGTACTGATGAGGTTATTGCTGTTGGAAATATAAGTACAGATCCAGAATATCATAAGGCTAGTTCATCTAATTATGGTCCAGGTATAACAGTATGGGCTCCTGGAAGTATGATTCTTAGTGCTTATAATAATTCTACTGGTGCTCTTGATACTAAGTATGGATCACCAAACTTCTATAAAGCAATAAGTGGTACAAGTATGGCATCTCCACAAGTTTGTGGTGTTGCAGCATGTTTAGCAACTAATAAACATAGATTTACTAACCGTGATGTCATTGGATTCATAGAGTATGCAGGTAAGTATGACTTTATGACATTTGATAGTGGTGCAAACTCAGGTTCATTCTGGTTCTTAGATGTCAACTCATCTAGTGGAACTGGAAGTGGATATGTTATCAGTGGAACTGATGTTAGTGGTGCTATCAGTGGATCAAATCCAACAATCACTGTTAATGCTGGTGACTGGGTATTCATTAAGCAACCTTCTGGTGGTGCATATTTTTACATGACTCAATTAGATGGGAACGGACAGTACTATGGACATCACTTTGATAGAGATACTGGTACGACATATAATACAGCAGCACCAACGTTGACAGTCGAGAAGGGTGACACACTTCAGGTTGAGATTGCTTATTCTAATGCAAGTGCAGAACCAGTTTATATTAAGAATGCATTTACTAATGGAGTTGGAAACACAGTTCAGGTGGGTGTAAATAATCAAGGTGCTAGTAATCAAGGTAGTTCAGTCGTTTGGGATACTAAGGATGCATCTGTAGGAACATACTATTATTGTTCATCGAATACTAATGGAGTTGGTGGAACGATTAATGTAGTAGCAAAAGGATCTATCTATAATCATCCAATGTATATTAAAACTGTTGGTAATAGTTCTGGTAGTAGTGATCTATGGGCTGAAAATGATGATCCAGATGCTACTAATGGTGCAGTAGAGAATCAAGGTGAAACACATGGACAGGCAGAAGGTTATAGTAAATACATCTTCTTTAAAACTCCATGGAGTCAAAACAATTTAACAATATATTATCAGTGTGGTGCTCATCAAGGGATGTATGGTGCGATTAATATCGTAGGTAATGCTACTATCAATAAACCAGGTGGGTGGGATGATTCTACTCACAGTGGTACTTACCTCACTTGGCCTGATGTACCTAAGAACCTTATGTTAACTGCTACTAATCCTAGAGACATTGATGGATACATTGCAGGATGGAATAAACAAACTAACAAAGGTAAGAGATGGCATCAACCTGATCACATCACAGATTTAGGTGGAGTACAGAACTTTCCTAGAACAAATACATACTTTGGTCCAACTCCTCCATAAAGTATATAAATAGAACACTAAGTTTAATATTATGTCTACACCAAAGAAGGATTCAGTTGTAACTGAAGAACCTAAAGAAGAAAAGAAAGGTCTATTTGCTAGAGCAAAAGATGCTATTCTTCCCGACCCAGAAGAACAAGCAGCGATCATTTCTACAGTGGTCAGAATTACAGTGCTGGCCTGGTCTGGTGGCATTTTAACTTTAAATTATGTTGCCATACCTGGTGTCCCTCAACAGAAAATTGATCCAACTTTTATAGCTTCGGTTTTTACAGGAGTTTTAGCTAGCTTTGGCATCCAGACGGCTAGTAAGAAAGGTGACGGTACTATGAAGATGGATAAGAATGGTAACGCTATTAATGGTAGTGGTGGTATTACCAAACAGGAGATGGAATCTCTATTAGCAAAGGCAGGTTCATCTGGTCCTGTTCAAACTATTAGGATTGAACAAGCTCCAATTAAAATTACTACTGATGAAAAATATAAAATGTAATGGAGAAACATTATGAAATTTAACGATATTGCTAACGCAATCAGTATCATATCAGGAGTATCACTCGCTGGTATCATAGGTGTAGGAACATACATCTATGTTAATAAAGATGCTATCATAGATGACATCAAAGATGCAGCAGTTGAGTCTGTAATGGGTGGCATGGGTGCTGGTGCTCTTGGTGGTGCTGGTGGTTTTGGTAGTGCAATACCAAAGATGGATCCTAATCAGAAGGACTTTGGAAACTTAGGTGCTCCTGACCTTAAACCTTCTCCAGCTCCAGATCAAGCATCAGTGAATCCTCCTCAAGGTCCTATGCTTCCTGTTCCAAGTAGTCCTTTGTAATGGATCTCCAGAAGATAGCAACAACTGGCACGGCAGTGACCGTGCTAGGGACTGGTGCGTTTGTTGGTGGCAACCATGTTGTTGATCAACAGACTGGTGGTCCTCAGAAGAGACAGGACGCACAGATAGAACAAATTAGACAGGTGGTTGCAGAAGAGTTGTACTTACAACTCAAAGATGCATTCCCACCTAAGACTGGTGGTGTTACTGGTAAAGCAGATGCTCCACCATTAAACTATAGACAACAAATACAATGATTAATTTATTAGCAGCAGCATCGCTAGATTTGAATGAAGCATGGAACCTATCATGGAGTGAAGGTATTCAGTTCATACTGGTACTCGCCTTTGTGTATTGGTTGAAGGTAAAGATAGACACACGTGCTGGTCTAGGTAAAAAGAAATTAAGACAACTCAAAACTGTAATCAAAGAAGCAATTCAAGAAGCTAATGCATCCTGATGGAACTAACAGAAGAAAATGTAATTAAAGTTCTTGAAGAACTTGTTCCCTACATAGAAGCTGATGGTGGATTTCTTCAACTCGTAGAGATAGAAGAAGGATATGTTAAAGTAAGATTGGGTGGTGCATGTGAGACATGTGCTATGAGTACTATGACTTTAAAGCAGGGTATCGAACGTAAACTAATGGAAGAGATCCCTGATGTTCTTGGTGTTGTGCAAGTATTATGACTGACATTAGTAATAAAGATTCAGAGCAGGACGTAAAGATCGCTGTCATTGATAGTACTCTAGAGAATGCTACTCGTAGAATGGAGTTGATCCATAAGAGAATTGATAGAACAGACGAGAGAATCACAAAACTAAATGAAGATGTAAGAGAGAGGATCAGAGCACTTGAGAAATGGGTCTGGGGTGCTGGTGCTGTTCTTACTGCCTTTATTGTTATAGGTGGTGTGGTCGGTGATTTAGATTTACTCCCTAATAACGATGTCGATACCATTCATTCCAACTAATAGTCAAGAAGGTATTCCTAACATTACTGTTAATGGTACAGGGATACCATTGATTCAGGGTAATAGTATCAATAACATAGGTATTAATGGTGCTAGAGTTGCAGACATAAGGAATGTTAATGTAAATGAGGTACGTACTTGGATCACTACTCCACCTCAAGCAATACCAGTGGAAGTACCTGTAACAGTACTTGCTGGTACACCTATTGTTAATATGCCTGGTTGTGTAACAGTACACAAAGAGAATGCTAAGAGAGATCCATCTAGCAATAAGAATTTAGTAAACGATGACCCTAAAGGTCAGACTACTTTGTGTGATGCTGGTATGCCTTACTACCAACCACCTGATTATGATTATAGAGAATTATCTTGGCAGACAGTCTATCAACCACAGGAAGAGGTTGATGAAGGTGTTGAAACTGGAGATCCACCTGCACCTGAGTTTGATACACCACAACCCCCTGAGATACCACCTGAAACTGCTGGTGAGGTAGAATGTCCTCCTCTTAATGCAAGACGCATCGGAGATCTAAATCAGGCAGGTACAGAGAAGATTAAAGAATATAAACTGACAGTTGATGGTAAGACATGTGAAACCATATGGGAACCTGTTCCAACAATAGAGCAATATCTACCATCTGTTGCTACCGTTAGTACTACTGCGACAATCGCTACTGTTGCGACTGCATCTGCCCTACTTGCCAAACCCCTAGCAGATCTGCTCCTGAAGGTTGTGAAGCCTGTTGTGAAGAAGGCAATTGCGAAAGTTCAGAAGATGCTTGGGAAGAATCCCCGCCGTCCGACTCGATCAGAAATTGTTGCGGATCGTTACCGAGAGAAGAGAGGTCTCCTTCCTGTGAAGAAGAAGTAGAAGGATTATTAAACTCTGGTTGTGGGAAGTCATGAGTGTGTGGTTTGATAGTACCACCTGGATTTGTTACCACAACGTCAGCACATATAGATGCATAAGGTGACTTAGGATGGAACATAATACCAGCTTTGAGAAGTTCACCACAATTTTTAAGTCTTGCGATTTCAAAGTCTAATCTTTTATTAGCAGTCGCTTGTGTAACTGATGCTATCTGTGCTGTTGCAGCTTCAGAACACTTACGTTGCATACCTCTATTCAATGGTATGGACAGAGTAGCAGAGAGTCCTAAGTTGAAACTCTGGTTCGCTCTCATGTCTGTACGTATAGGTTTGTACCATGATGGTGTCATAGTACCACCACTATCAACTATATCTGGTACACCATTAGCACTGTCTATGTCTTGTATGATAGTTATGTCAGCACCATCTTCAAACCATCTAGTGCCATCATCTTTAGTTCTGTCATCATACCATTCCTCCCAAGGATAGTTCTTGACAGTAACATATGTCGGAACCATCTTACCACTAGTATCAGTGACGTTGTACTGTGGTTCATTATAAAAATCTTCCCAAGGATCCTTCCTTGAGTCAGCGAACTGAATGTATGGTGTCATATTGAGAGTCGTACCTTGACACGACACTCCACCACCGTAGGTGTTAGTTACATATGGACCTTGTAAAACCTGAATTGCCTGGTTGGTCACTGAGCCCGAACTATTGGCGATTGGATTGGCAGTAGCAGATACACCACCAACCTCTGCGTTAACTCGCACAGGAAGTATAAAACTATTAAACCCTAG